TATCTCGGAATGGGCAGATTTAGGCCTATTACGGTCGTTGTAACGTCTTCTCATTTGCCTTTCAGGACTTTATTGATTATCTATTACGATGCGTTAAAGTATGGTATAACTGCATCCACACCACCAACTTTGATCTTCAGATAGCCAAGCGGTCTTATCTCATTTGCAGAATCAAGTGGCAAGTGTGTCGCGGCACCAACTGCGCCAACCGTGGTCTGTGTGGCAGTCAATATATCTATGACACCTGTTCCAGAGGTGCCTATCTGTAGATCTGCGTTTGAGGCGTTTGACTTGATTGTGTTATCAGTAATTGTAACACCGTCCAGCGTTGATGAACCTGTAACTGAGAAGTTACCTGTGACATTTGTATTTGTTTTCAATTCAATTGTGCCCGTGCCGTCTGTGTCTAATTCCAAGTCGGCATTTGTGATGTGGGTGGTGATTAAATTATTTTTCACACGAACCTCATCAACGTACACCGATCCTGCACCATTTGCTTCTAAGTTGATATCTGCATTTGAAACGTTCGTGGTTATTAAACAATCTTCACCGAGCAATAGCGATGTTGTCACGTTGACTGCGTCTGCGGCCAATAATGCCGGCACCGCAACGACTGTTCCGCCGATTGTCACCTGTCCTGAGGCGTTCGGGTTGATGTTGATACCCCCACCCGAATTGGTTGCAATTATACCATTGCCACTGATTGAAATATTGTCAATGTCAAATTGACCATCGATGACCACGTTTCCTGTTATGGTCTGTCCAACAGTGGTCATGGCATTTTTCACATCGACCACCCCGGTGCCTGACGCCGCAAGTTCAAGGTTGGCGTTGGTGGAGTTGGTGGTTATCTTGTTGTCCTTGATCCTCACATAGTCTATGTCTGACTGTCCTGTGACTGTGTGTGTTCCTGTTGTGGTGATGTCTGCTGTTGTCAAAGTAGAAACTGCTGTTGTTGGGGCAATCAGCCTGATACTGCCCGAACCATTGGCATCTATTTCTAAGTTGGCGTTCGAAGCATTTGATTTTATCACATTATCGTCGAATGTGAGTGTATCAAGTGTGACCGGACCTGTCACTGTCGCGCCGTTTATGGTCGGTGCGGTCAAAGTTTTGTTCGTGAACGTCTGAGAGCCAGTCAATGTGGCAACCGTGGAATCGATCGCTGTTGTGACTGTGTTACCTGTCGCACTTGTAGTGATACCTGTGCCCCCTGAGAACTGCATCACTTCAGAATCAAGGTCTATTGAATTCGTAGTGGAATCGTCTGCTGTGAAATCCAGATCCTGTGCCGTGACCTGTGCGTCCACGTATGCCTTAATCGACTGCTGTGTGGCCAGTGCTGTGTCTGAATTTGATCCCATGGCGTCCTCGTCAAGGATCGACGTGACCGTGGATCCAGATGCCAGTGCTAAAGAAGTGTTTAATGTGGTCGCACCTGCGACTTCGAGTGTTCCGGTTGTCCTGATGCTGTCATTGATCACGATCTGCGTAGAGTCATTGGCACTCATTGTGTTGCCATTGAATGTGATTGATCCCAGGTTGATGTTGCCCGTTCCGTTTGGCGTGATTGTCACATCACCGTTTGTCACCCCGGTGGTTATGGCGAAGTTGTTGACGTCTAGGTTGGCATCAAGTGTGTTGATGTCGTTGTCCGTGCCGTACAACTCTGTGAAGTTGTCGTTGATCTTGTCGAATGCTGTTCTTAATGGATCACCCGTGCCGTCATTGGCGCTTGATCCTATGTTGATGGTTTGTTTGGCCATTGGTGTAAATCTCCTGGTTTGTAGGTATATTTAGCAAGTATTCTATAAACCTGATGTGATTATTATAGGTCTATCAGTGTTCTTTGGAATTTGAACACAGTGCTATCGCTGGTGATGTTTGTCGCCAGTAGTCTCACGTTGCCGTCATCTATGTCTGCCGTGAATGTGCACAATGGATCGGTATGGGAAGTGGTCGAACCAAACACGGTCAGGTATGCTTCCGTGGTGCTGTCCGCACTTGGGCCGTGGATCAGATTGGCCTCCACTATCTCATATCTGTCATTTGTCGCGTCTGATATTGATATGAAGTACTTGGCACTCCTGTAGGTTGCTGAAGCAAATGAATCGATCTCGGTTGTGGCCGATGATGCCACTGTGGTGTTGTTGTCATTGATGTCTGAGTGATTCAACGTAGTACCTGCTGTTGCGAAACCCAGGTTGCCATTTCCGTCCGTCTTCAACAGTTGGTTGGCGGTTCCGTCCGCGGTTGGAAACTTGAACCCACTCAATGACACCGTGCCAGTGCCGTTGCCCGTCAATTCCAGGTCGCTGTTGGATGCGTTGGCCGATATCGTGTTGTCGGTGATGGTAACACCGTCCATGGTCATGGAGCCGTTCACGGTCAGTGTTGTGAACGTTCCAGCGACGGCTGTTGTGCCACCAATCACTGTGTTGTCTATGTTGCCGCCGTTGATGTCCGCGTTGGCGATTACCACGCTACCCGTGCCTGATGCCGACAGCACAAGGTCCGAGTTGGACTGCGTTGTCGTGATCTCGTTGTCCTGAACGTTTATGTTGGAGTCCACTGTGAGGTTGTTGATCAGCACACTGCCCGTGCCACTTGGCCTTAAAACCAGATCATCGTTGGTCCTGCTGGCGGAAATGTTGTTGCCGCTGATGGAAATGCCGTCAGCGAACAGTGGCGAGGCGTACAGTTCTGTGAACATGGTGTTCACGTCCTGCATCGCTGACCTCAGGGTCTGTCCCGTGCCGTCGTTTGCGTTAGATCCTACGTTTAGCGTTATCTGTGCCATGTCTAAACTTTTATCAATCTCCTCACGAATTTGATCACTTGCGTGTTAGTGTTATTTACTGTTCCTCGCAATCTCACGTCACCGCCCGAAACGTCAGCAGATAGATCCAGTGAATCGTATACGGTCGACCCATCTCCCGCACCGTTTGATGCGCCACCAGTGACGCTGATGTATGCTATCGAACCGTCGTGTGTGACGTTTGCTTCCACCAGTTTGTACCTGTCCGCTGTGGAGTCAGAGATCTGTATGTGATATTTGGCGCTCCTGTAGGTGGATGCGCTGAACGAATCTATGTCCTGTGTGCTGGAATCACCTGTCAGGGTCGCCGTGCCATCATCGATCAAGGTCGAATCAAACAGGATCGGTGATGTGAAAAAAGATAGTTGTCCATTCGCGTCAGTCTGTAACACCTGGCCTGCAGTTCCACCTGAATTGGGAAATGAAATGCCATTGATGTTGACGTTTCCCGTTCCACTTGCACTCAACTCAAGATCGGAGTTGGATGCGTTGGTAGATATCGTGTTGTCATTCACGGTTACTCCATCAATGACCAGTGCGGAGTTGTTGTAACTTAATGTCGAGAATGTGGCCGCCGCCGGTGTCGAGGCACCTATCACGGTGCCATCAACGGTTCCTCCGTTGACGTCTGCCATGGAGGTCTGGATAGTGCCTGTGCCGTTGGCCGTTAGCACGAGGTCCGCGTTGGATGTGTTCACGCGTATCTCGTTGTCCGACATCCTGATGGTGCCATCCACGGTGAGGTGCGTGATCATCACTGAACCAGTGCCACTGCCAGACAGCACTATGTCCGAGTTGCTGTCCGTGGCTATGATCTCGTTGCCGATGAAGTTGAACTGTGACTCCACGGAAGGCCTCGCGAACAGTTCCGTGAAGTTCGTGTTGATCTTGATGCCCGCGCCACGTATGGTATCGCCCGTGCCGTCGTCTGCCGTTACACCTATGTTGATCAGTTGTTGTGCCATTACGCTATTTTCAGCGTGCCGCCATCATTGTACAGTTGACCTGTGGCCAGACCAGCCGCCGATGTTGGCAGGTTCGCCATTATTACCTTCTGTGTTAGTATTTCAACAGCACCTGTGCCAGAAGCGTCAATCTGAAGATCAGCATTGGAACTGTTGGTTGAAATTTTGTTGTCAGATATGGTCACCGCGTCTAGCACGATATTACCTGTTCCGTTGGGTGTGATTGTGATGTCCGAATTTGTAGTGATGCTGGTGATTGTGCTGTTTGTGATTGACAGGGTGTCGATCTCTATTGCACCTGTTCCGTTGGCCTGCAGTTTCAGGTCACCGTTCGTGACTGCTGTTGTGATCAATCCTGTTGATCCATCGCCTACCAACTGGTACACTTCATCGAAGTTGGCGTTGACCTTGGCCATCGCCGTTCGTAGCGTGTCGCCCGTTGCCGGATTGCCCGCCGCTCCTGTGTCTATCGTAAGTTTAGCCATAATCTGTTATGCGTATTTATTAAATAGTGATATGTTCATAGAGACGCTGAAGACCCTGAGATTACACAACAGGGAGAGCAAATTGGGTGTCCCCCACACCTTCCGACGCACCTACACCATATACGTTTTCCAGTGTGACGCCTGTTCCAACATCTTTATGAGGCCCAAATCGCGGGTTGACGTGCAGAGGGCATCCAACGACTACAAGCACGTGTGCCACCTGTGTGACTCAAAGAAGTTCGCGCAGTCCGTGGGTGTCAAGATGAGGCGTATCTATCAACTGGACGCCAGCAGTTCCAAGACCCTATAGTTTCTGCCAGCGTATTAGATCACGTTCGCCCGTGATCCATCTCTGTAGGTCAGCGTATATGCCCGACTTTATGTTTGGTTGGTCGAAGTACCAACGCAGGAACGGGTTGCCCTCCAGGTATTCTTTTCGATTGATGAAATAGAAATTCGTTTGTGGGAATCTCCTGAAGGTCTGCCGCAGTTGATACATCCATTCATACTTGAGATATGCCTTCATGCTCTCGCGTCCTGGGTAGTTCATGGTATCCTTGTAGATGTTGTTCTGTATGCGACTGGGTGTCTCCATCTCCCACTGCCTAGCACCCATGATGTCGAACGCCAGTATCACCACGTTACGGATCCCGGACTCCGCCGCCATCAGCACCGCACTGCAACCAGACCCCCTTGCCTTGGAGAAGTCATTGGTCTTGATCTTGTTGCCTTTCTTGATGTCACCGCCACGCCAAATCCTGTATAGTTTCAGTCCCTCGG